GCAGAATTTAATACCAATGGATTAGATTGGTTTGATTTGTTGATATATTGATTTGAAATGTTGTTTATATCAATACCGGGAATTGTATATGTTTCCATCGATTTTCCGGTCCAACTNTCCGCTGTAATTGGTATCGACAAATGTGAATACTTTCCGGATTTTGATAATTCAAATATTTCNTGTGCGGTTTTTTCTATTAATTTTCCATTTCGATCTCGTAGAATAAATCTATGATTTGGGGTTACCATCGAATCTATATTTTTACCGCGAATAGAAATCATTTTCCCGGTATATGCTTGATTAATAACTCGATCAATTGGATTATATTCGAGCGCCGAAGTATCCGGATTCAATGTTGCAACCAATTCTCCGACTGTAACTGATTCTAATAATTTCCACCCATTGTTCGTGAGTATATATGAACCGGGACGATGACATTCTGGATGATCTAATTCACCTAAAGCTCGTCTTTCACGTACAAGTTCTTCATATTTTTTCGCTTCACGTTCCAATAGTGGGCGTGGGTAAATTCGGCCATTGAAATTTTTTTGATTTGCACGTTGAAGTGGACCCTTTACCCGTAACGGTTTACTCGGATCGCCGCGAGCTTCGGATAATAGCTCCGGAGTAATTTCAAATGGAATAAAATCTATAAGTAATTGTTTGCTCATCGTGATAAAGTATTTGGTCCACCGGAAGAAATTCCCATATTTTGCGGAGAAACTATTCCGCCGACGGATCTACTTCCCATGCTAATTTTTGGCGTAGTGGTTGATTGATTTGGTTGTCTAATTTGCTGTGCCGGGTTACTTGCGGTAGAATCGCCAATTATTTTTACTGGAAATGCCGGATTTACGTAGTACTCTTTCCCATCCAATCCTTTTAATACAATATAATATTCGTCCTTTAAATATGTAATTGCCACTCCACTAACGTCAATTGTATACTCTTGTTCAACTTGCCCCATTCCACCTTTGGATGCACGAGCGACAACTTTTTTCTTTCCTACGTTTTTTAACAAAGTAGTTTCCAGCTGTTTTTTTGCGGCGGCTGTTTGGGTATCAATTGTCCGTTCAAATGTCTGAAAATCAGTTAAAACTGAATATTGCTTCGGAGAAACTGTAGGCGATGATTGATTGCTATTAATTGGAGCATCTTCATTTAATATTTGTGCGACTATGGTTCGTAAATTCATTTTATTTGTTTAATCGGTTGATTCGTTTAGCTATTTCTTTTAATCTACCGTGAATATTCACGATGTCTTTTTTTGTTCTACTCCATAAATCCGTATTGGAAGTTCCGGATTCTGTTTTTAATCGTTCACATAAACCGACGAGAAATTCCACCTCATGTAACATTGAATGTGCTTCTTTTATTCCATATGAAATTTTCCGATGGGTCTTCATCGTTGGATCTGTTTTAAAATTGTGATACCTACCGCGCCCCTCGGCAACCGTGCCTCGCGTGATAATTGGGAGTCTATCACCTTCGGTTATTTCGTCTGGATTTTCTTCATCATCGACAACTTTTCCGCCGGGAATTGATCGTTTTGCAATTTTCTTTTTCCGTTCAGTATCTCCTTTTCCGGCGAATGCAAATGGTGTCTGATAACCAGCAACCGATCCAGTTCCGGTGATTTCATCCAAAACTTCTCCGATGATTTCCCTCAATATATTTTTAAGATTTTCGTTTGTCATTTTTTGTCTTGCTCTCGGAGATGACTTCGGTAACTAATTTAATCAATTTTTTTAGTGTTGACTCATTCATTCCATTTCCAATATCATCGTAGTAATTTTGCTGATACTCTGCTCGATCCTTTTCACGTTCTAGTCCACGATCAACGTCATATTCGTCTTTTGATGCTGCTGACAATTTCTCGAACTTTTTTTCAACCGCTTCAATTGCGGTACTTATGAGTTTTTTATCTCCGACAATTGGTTTATCATCCCGATAGGTCGTTACTTCATCCGTCTCTGGATTAATAATTTTTAGTTCAATTATACCACCCTCACCATCAACCAATGCTTCGACATCCCAATCATATCCATCATATTGAACTGGATCGCCGGTTATATTGTAATTTAATTCTATTACAGATTCGTCGCCGGTCGGCTGACGTGAAAGTTTTTTTCTATTCAATTCTTCCCGTATCAATTTTCGTAGATGTGATTTTTTCATTTTATCGATTTAAGTTCTTTGATCAATTCATATGACAACATCAGTGCCATTATTTGATTGTCTTTTACCAATGTACCCTTTGTTATTTTTTCCAGTTGTGAAATTGTTTCGTCAATTTTTATTTTGACTATATTATTTGGAACCGATTTCTTCAACTCGGTTAATTCGATTTTTATTTCGGGTACTTCTTTATTGATATATTGTCGAAGTGAGTTCGTGTTACTAATGTTATTTATATACTCACGAATTAATACTTTTTGTTTCTCGTTTAATCCGGCATATTTTTCATTGAACGAGTCGATTAATATTTTATATGCCAACAATCGAACATCTTCGTTTTGTTGTTGATACGTCTTAATTAAATCTTGTTTTTCCGTTTCGGAAATCAATCTAGTTGGAGACAATTTCGATGCCATGTGTTCAACTATACACCCACGAGCTTTAAATAAATCTCGTGGATCACATTGAACTTTATTAACAGAATCTTCAAAAATTTTATATACCGATGCTAGTAATTTGTAATTCTGAATACTTCCACGTAGAAAATCATCGATTGGATAATTGCTTTTTATTTCTTTTATGAGATTATACTTCTGAGTCAATAACTCCGTCTCATTTAATTTTCTGCGGGTACTAACCACCGTACCAAGAAGTCTATCTGCACTCGACTGATCCTTTACCTTTTCCTCGACAATAATTCTATATAGTCGATTTTCTTTTCCGAGTTCCGTGGATTCTGAGAAAAATGTTCGTAGTATTTTATTAGCGCGAGAATCATCGGAACCATTGAGAATATCAGCGGTTACTTGACGAACTAAAAGTTCAAATAATATACCAGTATTACGATATTTTGAATGGCTAAGTTTCTTCATCGGGTGTTGATTATAAATATATTAGTAGAATGGAAAAATGACAAATATTGATTTATATTATTCATCGGCAAGTAAATTCGATTCATCCAACATCGAAGTTGTTTCCGAAATTATCAATTTTTTATTTTTGACGAGATTTCTTTGACTCAATGTTTGTTTAATTGATTTAAGCTCTTCTGCCATAGATGCCATTGAAATTCCCTGTGAGCGTTCAGTTACTCGTAACGGTCTAGGATTCGTTGTTCTATTCGGTTTTCTGTGTGATTTTTCACGGAAAGTTTCTTGTGTGCCAAGAGGATCTTCACCGAAAGGATAATCAGTGGAATCTTTTTCTCCGGTTTGGTCTCTATTTCTATTTCGCTCATCCTTCTCTTGTCGGGAAGGCGGCTCCTCTTCTTTTTTTGGTTTATCTGATTCGGTCAACTCGGGAAGAGCTTCAGCTTCATTTCCGGAACTAGATAAATCGGGAAGAGCTTCAGCTTCATTTCCGGAACTAGATAAATCGGGTAATCCTTCAGAAGATTCGTCTCCGCCGGATTCACCAACATCGGACAACTCTCCATCGGACCCAACTTTTTGCTTACTCATCATTGGATCGTTACCTTCAGTTGTTATCTGCTCCAATCTCCATTCTTCCTTTTTATCGGAAATAACGTCAGTATGTATTTGCTCAGCTTCCTCTTCGGTCAATCCCCACAATTTTGTATATAACCATTTACGGCTAAAACTATTGGATTCCATCATGTCTTTAGCCAANTTAACTTTATCTTGCCAAATTGCAATCTTCTCTTGTTCAAATACTGTNGANGGATTNGACAATTTCAATTCAAAATCTACAAGTGAAGCATCTTTATATCCCTGAACAAATAAATGAACAACTGCAATTTTTGATAGTTCAGAAACGATAATTCTTTGCATTCTACCTATTGTACGTGAGAATCTTACATCTTCTGCTGCAAGTGTTGAATTTTTTATAATGATTCCATTATCTATGAGATAATTGTGATTCTCATTCTTGTCCCACACTTCCATATTATATGTATCTTCGCGGTCAGTGATAAATTCTACGCTGACAACTTTATGGTTGAAAATTTTATTTTTATTTTTTAGTGTTTTTACTCTTCCCGGAGTATATCCATTATTAATAATTTTCCCGGAATAATATTCATCTACCATTTCATGTGTCCAAACCCATGATTGAGTATTTGGTTGATATAGTTGCTCATATTCATTAGCATTAAGTGCTAATTTTTTCGTTCTAATATATACTGCTTGTAAACTATTTCCCGGAGACAAATCTTTCGCGTCAATTCGATTACCTCCCAGTAAAACGAATCCATGATCCGGAGTGGTATCTACGTGTGTACCATTATCCAAATGGATTCGAACCAATTCAGCATTTAATCTTGTTTTTTTGCATTCAACGATTTTTCCGGGAATAATTGAATTAGTCGATGTATCATATGAATATGTTTCAAGTTTAGGATCATTTCCATTCTGATATGATTCGGCAATGTCTTTAATTTCCATAACTCTACCGTCCAATAATTTAATTCTGGTATTTCCACGGACACATTTACCAGATAGAGTTTCGTCATATCCCAAAAATGCTTTCGGAATTTTAAGCGCTGCCATCATCTTGTTTCGTAAATATTCAATGTCTTCGATTCCCGTAAATTCCATTCCGGATAGTGTATCAATCGATGTTCCACTGTCTCCACCACGAACCGGGAGCCAAAAGTCTTCCAACATATTGTTTAAGTTGTATCGGAGATTATAGTCTCCGGTTCGTTCGTCAATATATGGAACTTTCTTTGCCTTATTCATTAACTTTTCCATGTACATATCCACTTCCGCGGGTGGAATATTACCAACATCAACCTTAAAGATACGTTTTTCTGGAGCGCGGACAATACGATGAATTAACATTGCGTCCTCCATTAACGATAATTGCTTCCAAATACGGCGAGCGGGTTCTAACATGGAATTGTGAACAATAATTCCGTTTGCTATAAAATTAGAATTGTTTGATTCTACTTGAATATCGAAGGTTTCTGCTTCTGGTTGATATTCAATTTTTCTGACGGGTTCGATGAAAATATTATCCGAATCTATAAAATCATATTTTTCCATCTTTTGCTTAATCTGGCCTTCCGGGTAATAGTATATAGAATGATTTTCCGATCTATTACACGAAACCCCGCAGATTTCAACCGTATCATTGTAAATGCGAGAAGACGGAATCGACGATTTTATATTACTTAATTGCACCAATCTCTTTATATCAAAAACTAAATCTTTATTGCACAGTTCTATTGCACAATGTTTAGCCCATGTATCAGTAAATTCCCAACCGTCTGCGTTGTAAAATCCATCCAGAAGTGCTAAACGAATTGATTCCGGTGCTTCAAATACCCAAGTGGGAATTCGTTTTGTTTTTGCATTTTCACCAAATCCCATATTTCTCAATATTTCATATAAACGCTTTGTATAAACGGTGGCAGATCGGGATTTTCCATCCATACTTCCAACTTTAGTTACCCGTACCGGTTTTCCTGAATATTTTTCTAATGCCGCAATATATTTTGTATTTTGAATTTCATCCGTTCCAAGTGAAAAACAAACTCTGGCACCATTGGAATATTTTTTAATCCAACCATCTCCCAACATAAATCCAAAAAAGTCTGCAAATTCTTCGTCAACATAGTCTGGAATTTCGTCGATTGTTGGAGAAAATGATTTACATGTCAAATCCTCACTGACGGTTTTATCTATCTTATGTCCACGACTTTGTTTATTGTTATTGGAAGAAATAATCAATAAATCTCCGATTTTAATTTCATCTGTGACTTTATATTCCATCTTTTCTGTCAATTTATTGTACGTGAGTATTGGGTGCTCTCGGCTACAATCGACAAAATTATGTTGTGTTCGAACTCGAATGATCTCCTTAATTCCGGAGGATACTTGATTTAGAACAGTACTCAGTTCCATTTTATTGGTAGTAGAATTGAATGTCCAAACTACATCACCAACTTTAATATCTTTTATTTGCGTCGTTCCAAATTCGGTATCAACATATGTATCTCCTTTTAAACATTTTCCATATGGAAGAAAATTGCTATCGCTCAATAATCTAAAATGTGCCATCTCAAAATTTTCATATTCCTGTCCACCGCCGAGTCCGTCATGTTGAAATTTTACATAATTTATATTTTGTGGATCCGATCCTTCCACTCGCGTTATTTCGTACGCGGACAGTGGTTTAACTAAATATACACCATATTCCGGAGAAATTTCCATACGCAAAAAGAAGTCTCCGTATTTTGCCAAATTTCTAGTCCATGACCACAAATTAAATTCGATATTTAATATGTCATTAAACAAATTTTCGAGAATTTTCTTTACTTGTTCATTTTCGGAAGTAATCGTCAACACATTTCCAAATTCTGATGGCACTAAGCACTCATCCGCGTAAACGTCGAGTGCGGATGCCAAAATTGCATCAGAATCCATCGTATTATGTACGAAACAACTATCGGTGGCAAAATTTTGATATTTATCAACCGTAACATCGTATACATCTTTTTCGCCGATATATTCAATTGACGTAATTTTGTGATTAAGTGTGGATTCTATCTCGGATTTAAACGATTTCCATACAGTATTGTTCGATTTTAATCTGACGCGTATACTGGATTGTCCACATCCGACCCACTTAGAAAATTCATCAATGAGTAATTTTCCGTTTGATTTGTAATATTCAATTGCTTTTATTTTTAAATTGTCAAATGTTAAATCGTCTCTGTAATTAGAATTTTTATCTCCGGTGGTATCTATTTTTGAATATGCAGATTTTAATGACGATGATCGTTTATTATTCGATTCAATGGTATGAGTTTTTCCAAAAAATGGATTATTTTTTCCACTTCTTTTTCCGTTCCAAGAATGAACTTTTCTAAATTGAACGGAATTGCGAATTGATAAAATTTGTTTTTCTCTATTTTCTTTTGACCAAATTTTCTCATTATTTATTTTACAGTGATATGCCCGATGATCGGCATCATTCATTATTACCAAATTTGTCGGTAGATTGTTGGTTTTATTAAAATCTTTATGGTGAACAACTTCATTTTCTAACAACTTGTGATTAAATTGTTCCGCCACGATAACATGTTCAGACTGCCAACCTTTACTAAAATTATAAATGCTACGATAACCACTATGATAAAAATCCTTTTGATAAAACGGCATAACAGATTCGCCGACCGTAACATTTTCTAACTTTTTATATTCGCCGTTTCTCATTAAGAACGGATGCCCCGCGCTACCAATTATATATTTTCCATCGTCGAATGTAACTTTCCACGCTTTTCGAATTCCCTTTTTTCTGGGATGATATGCGTTTCCGAGATGTATTGATTTACTATCATGATCGTACGAAAAAACATAAAATTTTTCTTTCGGTGAATCTTTATATTTTTCGGTCAATTCTTTAATCGTTGGTTTGGATCCATCTGGGAGAGGAATTATAGTATCTTCTCCGATACAATCGTAATCACGAAATAGTTCCAATCTCGCCGCTTGATATGCCAATGACATATCCCGGTTGTGTAAATTGTACGTTGAACTTCGTAATCTATTATATCGATCACGTAGGCTGTTTCTGTCGGTAGCATATTGAATATTATCCGTATCGGATATCTTTAATGATTTGCCACCAACATTCCGCACTATTACACCAGAAGAAAATAACTTCTTGAGTTTATTGAATAGTGTATCGTTTTTGTTTTCCGCTTCGGTTTTATCTGCCATAATGGTATATATGGATATGGGTGGTTATAAATAGTAAGTATTACTATTTTTATTCTCAATAATCAAATGATAGTTCATCCGATCAACCAAGTCAAGTCTTCCGTGACCGAGTCATTGATTCTCATTTTCCACGGATCGGTATTTATTCCGTACGGATTTCCTTGAGCGGTGGAATGTATTTTATTTTCAATCGGTTTTATTGTACTTCCCATTCTGGTTAACAAAGTACGGGTTAAATCATTATTTTGAGACTGTAGACGTAATGCCGTATCTCGAATCCACGCTGCTATACCAATTGACATAACCAAATCATCGTTGTATCCAGACATTGCTTCAGCTTTAATTGTCGTACCAGTGCTTTTCCACACGAATACTTTTAATTCCTCGATCAATCGTCTGGAGTGGATTATTAGTGACTTTTCACGAATATAGCTCTCTAATTTGGAGATCAATAATGGTCTAGATTTTGATGATGTCGTAAATCCGGGAACTAATTTTTTGTCTTGTGCATTAATTTTATTCGAGGATTGTACATCAACGTCTACATACAGCAAATCGGACGAACTGTAAAATAGATTTTTATAATCCATATCCACCAATTCTTGTATTACTGCCCATCCAATATTTGCATTCTCAACCACTAACAACGCCAGATTATATTCAGTTGCTATAGCCGCAATAATTCTAGCATATTCTTTGGTTGGAATTTGTCCTTTATATTCAGCAACCTGTTCGAGTGTCTCTACGTCAATAACTTGACACGCAGAAAAATCTGCCGCATCACCTCTCGCAACGTCAGCAGTAACCATATAAGATCGTCCAGATTTTGGATATTCCCATATCCAATATCCACGATCATGTCCACGCTTTTCTTTTGGCTCTATTATAGATTTGCTTTCTTTTTCATACCACTCTAATAATTTGAGGTCTATTACTGTGTTGCCGGAAGTTTCAAAGACACAATCACAATTATGAACAACCGCGTGCTCAGTTACGTAAGAATGGTCATCAGCTACTTCTAAATTATAAACCATGGAATATCCAACATAATCATTTCTGATAATTTTTGAATATTCACTTCCATCATCGAGGTGTCCAAAATTTGCTGCATGTGGGTGGATATATTCGCTGTCCAATATCGAAGACAATAATCTATCATCACAATGTTTCCGAATACTTCCCAGTAAATGTAGCTCTCTACCGTACATAGACATGAGACCAAAACCAACTATACGCATTAAATATTTGACATCATATCTAATATTTTCGGACGCGGAGCAATATTTTTTTCCATATTTGTCCAATACCATACCATCTCCGATAAATAAACCATCTAATATTCCTTTAAAATAATCAATAGACCCTAACTCATACGATTTAGCGGATAAACATTTATCGTAACAATCCGACCCACACGTCAATGCATGGAGTAGTTTGGACAGTATTTGACTATTAACCATCAATTGTCCGGAATCGGTGTCTCCCGTCTTTCTAAATGACGAATTAATATTTGAACTTATATTTTTGTGGATTATGGATAAAACTTTAATCGGACAATCATTTTTTTCAGTTTTCCAGTTAAAGCAGAAATATACTCTATCGTCTTCAGCCCAGCCTTCCGCCAGATATAATCCAACTAAAAATCCAATATCATAATTCAATGTAACAATTCTATTGTGTATTGTTTTATGCTTTCTGTCATTGATGTACACGGATGTATCATCATTGCACAATTTTAATTTGAAAAATGTCGGTTTAATGTGCTCCAACAAATCTATGGTTTTGTTCTCTGTGTATTTGCTTGGGATATCCGCTTCGGCCGGATACGATATGATCGGAGAATTTATTTTGTCTAATTCAACCCATTTTTTATCGTTGGTGTAAAATGGGTGATTTGCCGTAACTTTTCTGTTTGTTCTATTTAAACTACTCCGGATTTCTATTACATCTTTTACTCCGTTATTAATAACGTGCAATACTGGACGATATCTGCCGGCGTGCGTAAGAACTTGGTCTCCGATTTTAATATCAGCAATGCGCTTGAACCCACTATCTGTATAA